CGCCAGTCCTGCCCCGGTGATCGCTCGCACGTTCCCGGCGCTGCATCACGTCGATCTCGATGGTGTTCAGCACAAGCCCGATGACCTGATCCTGGTGACCGAGGCACAGTTCCTGTCGCTCAAGGCCGCTCAGGTGTTTGACGGTGAATGGGAAGACGGTGATGAATTGGGGGCCGTTCAGTCGTGAGCTACGCGTCCCGCCAGGGTCTCATCGACCGCTATGGGGAGCGCCTGCTGCTGCAGGTCGCCGACCGTGCCGATCCGCCAGCGGGGGCGATCGACACGGACCTGGTCGATGCTGCCCTGGCAGATGCGGACGCCGTCATCGACGGCTATCTCGCCGGCCGTTATGCCCTGCCGCTCGCGACCGTGCCGCCGGTGCTGGTCCCGATCGCGCAGGCCATCGCGATCTACAGGCTTCATATCTACGAGCCCGAGAAGAAAATCGTCGACGAGTACAAGGACGCGGTCGCGGACCTGCTGCGGATCTCGCGGGGGGATATCAAGTTGCCTGTCGCGGGGGTCGAGCCTGCGTCGTCCGGCGGCGAAGGCGTCGAGACGGTCGACCGCGATCGCGACTTCACGCCCGAGAACCTGCGGGGCTTCATCTGATGGCGCTCGCCCTGCTCCGTCTGGATCATGTTCGCGCCCGTATCGAGGCGCAGTTGCCGGCGCTTGCCGGCAACCTCGGCAACGCCGGAGACTTCGCCCAGCTCATCGAGCGCAACCAGCTGCCGCAATATCGCCATGGCGGCTTCGTGCTCCCGGGGCGGCTGGCCGGCGGGGCGGCCCGGGCCATGGCCGGCATGTTCGTCCAGGATCTCGACGAGACGGTCTCGGTCGTGCTCGTGACCCGCGTCCAGGGCGACCCGTCCGGCGGCAAGGCGTTGGACGAGATCACGCCGCTGGTCCGCGCCGTGATCGAGGCGGTGTGCGGCTGGGGTCCGGACGATGCGCCCGGCGTGTTCACCCTGGTCAGCGGCGAGCTCGTCGGGTCGCAAGGCGGCGCGCTCATCTTTCAGCTCGATTTCGCTCTCTCCGATCAACTGAGGATCCCATCATGAAGACCGTTCCGGCCGCTGACGAAGCGGCGAAACAGAGCAGCACGGGCGCGCAGCAGCCGTCCGTGGCGACACCGGCCAAGGCGCAGCCGGCGCTCGTGACCGAGGAGCAGCCGGCGCCCGTGACCGAGGAGCAGCCCGTCCATGGCGGCAGCTATGTGCGCGATCCCGCGACCGGCCAACTGAGGCGTGTCGGCGGCGTGGAGATCCCCGAAGTGGAGATCCCCGAAATCGAAACCCGGCAGACGGAGGCCTGAATGGCGAAGTTCTGGAAATCGAAGACGCTGCTCGCCAAGGCCGAAACGGTCTATGGCAACGACCCGACGCCGACCGGCGCGCTCAACGCCATCCTCGCCCTGGACGTGACGTTCACGCCACAGAAAGGCGAGGTTGTGGAGCGCAATGTCGAGCTGCCCTGGTTCGCGGCCAACCCTTTCGTGGCCATGGCCTTCCGCAGCCAGATCAGCTTTTCGGTCGACCTGGTCGGCTCCGGTACCGCCGGCACCGCCCCCGCCTGGGGCCCATTGCTGCGGGCCTGCGCGGTCGCCGAGGTGACGACACCGGGCGTCAAGGTCGAATATACGCCGATCACCGACAATCCGGACTCGCTGGCACTTTATTTCGATGTCGACGGCATCAAGCATATCATGCTGGGCGCGCGCGGCACGGCCGTCCTCCGGCTCGGTGCCAACGGAAACCCCGTGGCGACCTTCACCATCACCAGCCTGTTCACGGTGCCGCTCGACGCGGCCAAGCCAACCCCGGTGCTCTCCGCCTGGCAGGCGCCGCAGGCGGCGAGCAAGGCCAATACGCCGATCTTCTCGATCGGCGGCGCCCCCTTCGTCGGCCGCGACTTTGAGTTCGATCTCGGCTGTGCCGTCGAACCGCGCATGCTCATCGGCTATGAGGGCATCCTGATCACCGGCAAGGCCGAGCGCGTGAAGCTCACCGTCGAGGCGGTGGCGATGGCGACGTACAACCCGGCTCTGGTCGCGCGGGACGGCACGCTCAAGGCCCTGCAGGTGAAGCACGGCACCCTTGCCGGCAAGATCGTCCAGATCGATCACCCCACGGCGCAGCAGCTGCCGGCTGAGCAATATCAGCAGCAGCAGGGCATTCTTGAATGGCCGCTCAGCTTCGTGCCGCTGCCGACATCGGCCGGCAACGACCAGTGGAAGATCACGCTCACCTGATCCCCGGTCCAACCCGCTGTTCCGGCGCGCGCCCAGAGAGGAAACCCTATGTTCAAGATTGCCAAGGAACCCACCTTCACCCGCAACGTGACCATCTGCGTCCCGGTCGATGGCGGCTTTTCGAACCAGAGCATGAAGGTCACGTTCCGCGTGCTGCCGACCGATCAGCTGAGCAGCACGAGCGGCAATGAAGGTCAGATCGAGGATCTGCGCCGCGTCATCGTCGCCATGGACGACCTCGTCGACGAGGCGGATCAGCCGATCAGCTATTCCAACGAGATCCGCGATCAGCTGATCGCCGTGCCCTATGTCCGCCTGGCGCTGCTCCACAGCTATGTCGAGTCGGTCAGCAAGGCCAAGGCGGGAAACTGAAGCGCGCCGCCCGCCACTGGGCGGGCGGCGGCGAGCGCGATCTCTCCAACGCCGTGCGCGAGGCGCGCGAAATGGGTTTGCCGGAGGACGAGATCGCCCGGATCGAGGCAGAGAGCGGTGCGATCGAGTTCGAGGTCTGGCCCGAGAATTGGGAGGCGCTCTGCGCCTTCCTTTCGGTCTGTACGCAATGGCGGACCGCCCCGATCGGCGGCGGCATGGAGCCGGTGCGCGTCTATTGGCAGGGCCTCGACTATGGCGCGGTCGCGGCCGGTCTCACCGGTTTCGGCATCGACGCCACACCCGGCCTGTGGGGCGGCCTGCGCGTGATGGAGGCGGCCGCCCGCAACAGTCTCAACGGCATCATGGACAGCGGCGATGACGCTCAGGACTAGCCTCGTCATCGCCGGCGACGCCAGCTCGGCGGTGGCGGCGCTGGAGCAGACCGATGCCGGCCTCAGCGAGGCCAGCAGCAAGGCGGCGCAGCTCAGCGCCGCCTATGCGAAGGCCGACCAGGCCGCCGACCGGCTCGCCGGCGCCCAGGTCACGGCCGGGGCACAGACGGCGGCGGCGAAGGCCGCGTTCGATGCCGGCGAGATCTCGCTCAGGGATTACAATGCCAGACTGATCGAGACCAGATCGGCGCTCTCGCTGGTCGAGGCCGAGCATCGCTCGGCGGTCGGCGAGATCCGCAAGATGTCCGCCGCGAACGACACGGTCGGGCCATCGCTGGCACAGGCCCGGGCCGGCTACACCAATTTCGGCCGGCAGGTGCAGGACGTTGCCGTCATGCTCCAGAACGGCGCCAATATCGGCACCGTCATCGCGCTCCAGGGCGGCCAGGTGGCCGACGCGGTCGCGCAGATGGGCGGGCGGTTCAGCGGACTGGCGAAGCTCCTGGCTGGCCCGCTGGGCACCGCGATCCTCGTCGTCACCAGTTCGCTGCTTGACATGGCGCAGGCGCACTGGGATGCGGCCGGCGCGGCAGAGGGCGGCGCCAAGAAGCAGCTTTCGCTCGCCGACGCGCTCGATCGGTCACGCTTTGCCACCGATGCCGCGCGCGAGGCGATCGCCGCCTATAACGAGGAGCAGGATCGCGCACGGGCCGGCACCGACGCGATGATCAAGCTCAAGCTCGCCGATGCGGACGCGAACATCAAGCAGGCGATCTCGACCCGCGAGAAGATACAGGCGGAGCTGGACTATCAGCGCGCGTCGACAAGCAATGTCATGCCGGTCGGCCTTTCCCAGCCCGGCGGCGTCGATACGGTCGTCGCAGCCGGCGGCCTGGCGGCGAACAGCATCCAGTCGCGGATCGATGCGCAGACCGATGCGATCCGCCAGCTGGAGCAGGCGCGGCGAAATCTGCGCATCCAGGATGCCGCGCGCGACGCCAAGGCAGCGGCCGACCCCATTCAGGCGATCAACAACCGCTACGACGACATGGCGGCGGCCGCGCAGCGGGCAGCGGCAGGCAATGAGGCGCTGTCTCTCAGCCTCAAGGCCACGTTGAGCACCCTTGAAAAGCGCCGGAAGGCCGATCTGGATGCGGCGCGTGCGCGCACGGGCCGCACGAGGTCCAGCAGCAACCAGGCCGCAGCCAGGGCCGAGTTCGGCGAGGACGCCGCCAAGCGGATCGGCAATATCGGCGACCAATATGCCAACCTGCCGAGCCAGGTCGAGAAGGCGAACAAGTCGCTGCGCGAACTGGACGACATCGCCTCCGACCTGCAGCGCCGCACGCCGCCGGGCTATGAGCGCCTGATCGCGCAGGCGCAGGCGCTCAAGCCGCTCATCAAGCAGAGCCTGCTCCAGCCCTTCGACGACTATATCGAGAAGAGCCGCGAGGCCGCCCGGATCGACGAGCTGCTCATCGCCGGCCGGGACGACGAGGCCGCCGTTCTCAAGGTCATATTGTCCCTCAAGGGGCAGATGGAGCCGCTGGACAGGGAACAGCTCGCCGCAGTGCTCGCCACCGTCCAGGGCGAGCGCGCGCGCGCATTGGTTCTGCGCGACCAGCGGGCGCTCATCGACGCCAATATCAACGCCGTCCACAGCATGCGCGGCGCGCTCGAGCAGACGGTGGCGGATGCGCTGCGCGGCCGCTTCTCGATCGACAACATCCTCAACTCGCTGGCGTCCAGCTACATCAGGATCACGTCCCAGCGGATCGTCGAGAGCATGTTCGGCGCCACGCTGCGCTCGATCGAGGAGCAAGCCAGCGGCGGCGGCAAGATCGACACCGCAGCAACGGCGATGTCGACTGCGATGGACACGGGATCGAGCGCCGTCACCCGGTTGGTGAATTCGATCAACAACGCGATCGCGCATATTGACCAGGCCGTCGCCGGAACACCGGCCGTCCCGGCCAATGACAATGGCGCCGCGAACGACAATGGCCCGGGCGGCGTCGCCGACAATGGCGGCGTCACCGAGGTTACGGTCACAGGCAAGGCGATCCGCGACGGCGCCGGGATGGACGCGGGATCGCTGCTGGTCGGTCTGGTGACCGAGACGCTGGACGACATCGGCGTGGGCATTCCGAAGGTCGTGGGCGACAGCATCAAGGTGACGCTCGCGAAGATCGAGAAGGCCCTGCCGCAGGCGCTGGCCGGGGCGTTCACCGGAGCGAGCGTATCGCGCATCATCCTGGGCGACCGGGGCACCGGCGGCGTGATCGGCAGCT